TGCAGCCTTGCCCTAGCTGAGTACGCCAAGGTGTGCAGCCTTGCCCGGGCTGAGTACGCCAAGGTGTGCAGCCTTGCCCGGGCTGAGTACGACAAGGTGCGCGGCCTTGCCCGGGCTGAGTACGCCAAGGTGTGCAGCCTTGCCTTCCTTAAACTCTACAAATCAAAGGTGAATAATTATGGGTACAACGGGTAAGCCACCACTCGGACTTATGCCTAGACAACTGTGGGTGGTCCAGCGTAAGGCGGCCCTAGCCAGGGCCATTGGTAGATACATCATTGCCTATGACGAAGCTGGAGCAACAGGCAAGGAGACTTATGACCTTATGTACCAGATTGAAGTATGGGCTCTTGAGCTTACTTCTCTCATACATTAGCTATGGGGATGAGACCACCCACCTCCCAGTAGTCCCTGGGTCTCTTCTCTTCCACGTAACAGTCGTAGACACTAGCTACCAGATACCGGGGGCTGTGCCAAAGGCTAGTGTCTCTGACTACTGGGAGACCTGTGGCTACTGGGAAGCTAAGGAGTACATGCCTTGGCTGACTATCCAGGTGTGGGAGGGGATGCTTGATATGAAGCTGGGGTCCCCCTCCGGGGGCCTAGTAGAGTTCTTTCCTGTGGTAGTAAGGGTAGGACCAATAGCCTACAGCCCAGTTACCACCCCCTCTATGATAGGTCTCTTATGCTAGATGATAGCTACTACTATCTACTACCTAGGGAGAGGGCTAGGGACTACTACCAAAGTCAGCATGCAGGGCACGGTGCCTCATTGACTACCTTGACTAGACCTTAGACTATCTTATATATACTCTTATAGGGGGACTACTAGCTACCACCCATAGACTACTACCTAAGACATAAGCCTAAGCTAATCACTCTCTAGCCACTAGCCTACTACCTCATTAAACCTGCCGTTCCATTTCATAGAGGGGGTGGTAAGTCCACCTAGGAGTCCTAAGTATGAGTAGTGTTAAGGAGTTAAGTGCTGTTTTTTGAACTAATAGCTTTTTGGGCATCAAAAGTGGCACTTATGACTTTAGTGGGAACGATTCTCAACAAGGAAAGGACCAGCCGATGGAAGGCCAAGCCTCCCCACAAATGATCCAAACGTTACAAGAGAGAGAGGTAGAGCTTGAGCTAGACTCTCGCTGCTATGGGGTAGCCAGGTACAAGAAGATCATCGCTAGGGCAGAGCGGGAGGGCTATGTCTCCGAAGGCACCAACTACGGTTTGCAGTGGCTTAAGGCGACCATAGGGCCACTTTCTTCCCGCATTGCTACCTACCTAGCCAACCACCCTGAAGATGGCTCCTACAGCCCAGGAACGAAGCTGCTGGCAGGTCGCATCCCTGTCACTGTTCACTATCTGCGGACCATGAACCCAGACACAGCAGCCTACCTGTGTGCTAAGTCCGTAATAGATAGCATAGCCACCCAGAACATGTCCCTTGTCTCCCTCGGCTTCAAAGTAGGGCGAGCTTGCATGGACGAAGCCAGGTTCCGCTTCCTCAAAGGCGAGTCCCCAGAGCAATTCAAGAAGATGATGACCCACCTTGCCTACAGGAAGAGGGGTGAACAGGTCTCTCGGGGTGTCTTGAACGAGACCATGACCCGCAATGACATCTCCTTTGATGAATGGCCCAAGGCTGACAGGCTCAGGATTGGTACTAAGCTCATAGAACTCTTTGGCGAAGCCAGCGGGCTAATCAGAGTCGAGCTTATCAGAACCAGTGCTAAGCACTCCTCTTGGCAGGTCAACTTGACTGAGAAGGCAAGGGAATGGGTCAGGACCAAGCACTTCCATTGTGAAGCCTTGCACCCCGATTACCTCCCCATGTTGGTCAAGCCGCGCCCTTGGACTACCCCCTACGATGGGGGTTATCTGTCTGAACATATCCCACAACTCCCTTTAATGAAGAAAGCAACCCGTGAACACCTTGAAACGATTGCCAAGGCTAACCCCCAAGTTGTTTATGATGCTATTAACGGCCTGCAAGACACAGCCTGGGCAGTCAACTATCGAGTCTATAACGTACTCCAGGCCATGTGGTCGGGGGGTAGTGATGCGGCTGGTTTGCCGTCCCAATCTGACCCTGACTTGCCACCTAAGCCGCATGACATCGACACCAACCCCGAAGCCTGCAAAGCGTGGTGCAAAGCAGTCTCGTTAATCAAGCACTATTGGAGGGAACAGACGAGTAAGCGGATACAGGTCACTAGGACCCTTAGTATTGCTAAGAGGTTCTTGAATGAGTCAGAGTTCTACTTTCCTTACCAAATAGACTTCCGTGGGAGAACCTATGCAGTGCCAAATTTCCTTAACCCTCAATCAGTGGACTATGCCAAAGGTCTTTTGCAATTTGCCAATGGAAAGCCTTTGGGAAGCAGTGGGGCGCGGTGGCTCGCTATTCATGGAGCAAACACTTACGGGTTCGACAAAGCTAGTCTGGATGACAGACAAGAGTGGTGCAGGGAAAATTCTAAAGATATTGTCCGATCTGCAAGTGACCCTGAATCTACAGATTATTGGAGAAGTGCAGATAAGCCCTTCCAATTCCTAGCGTTTTGTTTCGAGTGGGCTGATTACTTAACCCTTGAAGGAGAAGGACGTGGCGAAGAATACGAAAGCAAACTGCCGATTGCTCTCGACGGCTCATCGAACGGACTTCAGCATTTTAGCGCACTACTTCGAGATTCAGTCGGGGGACTTGCGACTAATCTATGCCCCGCCAAAGTTCCCCAGGACATTTACGAAAAGGTCGCTCAAGTTGCTAAAGCGAAGTTACAAAAAGATGAAAGCTACCTTGCAAAGGAAATCTTAGCCTTTGGCATCACGCGAAAGACCACAAAGAAGCCAGTCATGACGATGCCTTATGGCTCAGGATTTTTTGGTTTCCGTGAGTCCTTGCGGGAGCACTTCAAGGAACGGGGCCAATCTGGGGAAAGCCTCAAGGTATTCTCCGACCAGGATAGTGGGTGGCATGCTGCTGGCCTACTGGCCCAAGTAATTCAGGACTCAATTAGTGAGGTTGTGGTCGCAGCGGTACAGGCCATGTCCTACCTCAAGGAATGTGCTCGCATCCTTACCAACCATAAGCTGCCAATCACCTGGACAACCCCAGCGGGCCTCCCTGTGCGACAGTCGTACTTTAACTTCAACTACCGCAGGGTTCAGACCATAATTCACGGTTCCGTTGTAAAATTTAAAGTTCCGGAAGACACAGATAGGCTATCTGGTAGAGAACAAAAGCAGGGCATTAGCCCCAACTTGATCCATAGTCTTGATGCCGCTGCAATGATGTTCACGATAGCCACGGGAAAAGATATGGGCATTGATGCCTATGCGATGGTGCATGATTCCTATGCTTGTCACGCAGCCGACACTGACCTTCTAGCCATGCTGTTGCGTCAATCCTTCGTTACGCTTTATGCTGGAAACCTCTTGGCTGAGATTGCTAAGGGGTGGCAGCGGCAGTTACCCGCTGGTGTTGAGTTGCCAGCAACCCCCGCTATGGGGGATTTAGATATTAACCTTGTCCTACAATCAGATTACTTTTTCGCATAAGGATTTTAAATGGTTGAAAAATATAAGTGTAGTATCTGTACCGGGGTCTTCCCCGCTGAGGCTTTTGGTAAACTAACCCAGAAGTACAGTAAAAGGGCTGGCCTCCAGTATGTATGCAAGGTGTGCATCTCGCTTGGGTCATCCCAGCGATGTAGTCGGCGGAACCAGTCACTGAAGGAAAAACTAGTTGCCTTGAAGGGCGGAAAGTGTGAGCACTGTAGGGGAGCCTTCCCGACCTACCTCTTTGACTTTCACCATGTTAACCCGGAGGAGAAAGAGGTTGGGCTAGGAAGGGCATCTAGGGTTGAAGCACTGCGGGAGCTACCCAAGTGTATTCTCCTTTGTAAGCACTGTCACTGTACGGAACACCACAGACTCCAACGCATCAAGGATGCAGAGAACCTAGAAAAGCTCAGGCGTCGTATAGCCTACTACTCAGCCCTAAGTAACCCAGGCTGATATACCACCCCCTCTATGATAGATTCTTTCAAAACCAAAGCCTTTAGAAAGGGCTAATCTCCCATGTCCGACAAGATCAAGTACGAAGAGGCTACCTCCCCGAAGGGAATTGCCATCTACCCCCATGTCAACGAGCCAGAAGTCAAGTTCAACGCTAACGGTGTCTACGACATCAAGCTTGCCCTTGACGGCTCTGCTGCTGACACTAAGGCCCTCCTCTCACAGATTGACCGCATCTTTGATGCCAATGTGGTGGAAGCCCTGGAGACTGTGAAGGCTGACATCGCCAAGGCTGGCAAGGCCCGTCCCCTCAACAAGACCCCTGGCATTGATACCAACAAGCTCCCAGGTGAGATTGCCCCCAAGGTGGCCGACAAGCCCTACCAGATGGAGCTTAACGACCAAGGGGAGCCCACTGGCCGAGTGGTAATCAAAGCGAAGATGAATGCCCAGTACACTGCCAAGAAGGGGCCTAATGCTGGTCAGGTGGTCAAGGTTCGCCCTGAACTGTTCGACAGCAAGGGCAAGCCTGTGGACCCCAAGGCGGTTAAGGTCTGGGGTGGTAGTGAATGCCGTATCCGCATGAGCCTTGTGCCGTTCTTCACTGGCATTGGCGCTGGTGTCAGCCTCCAGCTTAAGGCTGTCCAGATTGTCAAGCTGAGCAATGGGCGGGATGCTACTGCCTATGGGTTTAGCGAAGAGGAAGGTGGGTTTGAGCAGCAGGATAGTGGGCCGGTGGCCGAGACCCCCGCTCAGGCTCCTGTGGCTAGTGGCGATGCTGCCGCCAAGGGGAATTTTTAGTCATGGGATTTGACCGAAAGGACTTCAGCCAGGCGGCCCTCCGTGCTGGCTACCGTTCGGGTCTTGAGAGGGTAATCGACGAACAGTTCATTGCTCGGCACCTGGACAGCCAGTACGAGCAAGCTGTTATTACCTACACCAAGCCCGAGAAGAAGCACAAGTACCACCCGGATTTTCGGCTGCCATGTGGGGCATACGTGGAATCTAAGGGCAGATTTATGACCTCTGATCGCCAGCGGCATTTGCTCATTAAGCAGCAGCAACCGAACATAGAAATACGCTTCGTCTTCAGCAATGCCCAGGCACGGCTTGGCAAGGGGTCTAAGACCACGATGGCAATGTGGGCAGAGAAGAACGGGTTTAAGTGGGCGAATAAGTTGATCCCAGAGGAATGGTTCAGTGAAAAAGCTCCGTCAATGTAAAATCTGTAAAAATGAATACCCTAAAACACTAGCTTTCTTTCATAGGAGTAAGATTAAGGGGTTCCGACAGGAATGTAAAGATTGCTTCAATTTTCTAAGCGGGCAGAGAAATAGTAGAGTAATTAAAGAAAGAAAAAAGCTTTTAGTTGCTTATAAAGGGGGAAAGTGTAATGTCTGTGGGAATATATTCCCAGATCATCTTTACGATTTTCACCACCTAAACCCCGCAATTAAAGAGTTTCATAACCCAGCAACGCGACCCACTAAGCTGGCCCTCGCTGAAGTGGAGAACTGCGTGTTGCTTTGTTCCCACTGTCATAGAACCCTACACTTTAACCAGCAAGAGGAACTAAATCGTGAGCGAGAGGCCAAGTTCCAAGCCAGAGTCAGTCTTTCTCAGGCACGATCCCTGCCCTAAATGCGGTTCTTCAGATGCCCTTGGAGTTTATAATGACCATACTCACTGCTTTAACTGCCGTGACTATAATTATCTCGGTAGTGATCTACGAAGCAATTTACTATCCCCAAGATTGGAAACGAAACGAATGAGTAACCAGCCCCTCTTGCGTGGAGAGTGTCAAGCCATCCCAGCAAGGGGGCTGTCACTTGAAACCACAACTAAATTTGGATACTTTATAACTGAGCAAAACGGCCAGCCCTGCCAGGTTGCACCTTACTATGCGGCTGATCGTTCCCTTGTGGCTCAAAAGATCCGCTTCGCTGGAAAGGTCTTCACCGTTGCTGGGGACATGAAACATGCCCTACTTTGGGGCCAGCAATTGTGGGGCGAGTCAGGGAAGCGGGTGGTCGTAGTGGAGGGGGAGATAGACGCCATGTCTGTCTCTCAGTGTCAGGGAAACCGCTGGCCCGTGGTCTCTATTCCCAACGGGGCTTCGGGGGCGAAGAAGGCCCTCCAGGGCCAGCTTGCCTGGTTGGAAGGCTTTGATGAAGTCGTGCTTCTCTTTGATAACGATGCTCCCGGCATTGAAGCCACTAACGAATGCGCAGTTCTCTTTAGTCCTGGGAAGTGCAAGGTGGCCTCCCTGCCGCTTAAAGATGCCAACGATATGTTGCGGGCAGGGCGGGTTGATGAAGTAATTCAGGCCCTCTGGTCCGCTAAGACCTACCGCCCGGATGGCATCTTGAATGCCCAGGATATGTGGAGCTTGTTGAGTAAGCAGGACGAGAAGGAGCGGATTGAATGGCCTTGGCCCCAGACCCAAGCGAAGCTAAACGGCATGGGAACCAAGCAGCTTACCATGATCTGTGCTGGCAGTGGCATTGGCAAGAGCCACATTTCACGGGAGATTGCTGCATACCTTTTGGGACTTGGCGAGACCATTGGCTACATTGGCTTGGAAGAGTCGGTGAAAGAATCCGCAATGGCTCTCCTTGCAATCCAAATGGAGAAGCCTCTCTATAAGATGAATGAAGTCCCCCTTGAAGAATTAAAGCCAGTATTTGATTCTGTCTATGGGACTGGTCGTGCTTTCTTTTACGACTGCTTCGGATCGCTAGACAGCGGTAATCTACTCAACCGTATTCGCTACCTTGCCCGTGGCTGCGGCTGCCGTTGGATATTCCTAGACCATATCTCTATCGTGGTCTCAGGAATCTCAGAGGGTGACGAGCGCAGAACAATCGACAATCTTATGACTAGCCTCCGCTCTGCTGTTCAAGAGCTAGACGTTGGCCTATTCGCTGTCTGTCACTTAAAGCGCCCTAGTGGCGAGGGGAGTAGTTATAATGAAGGGCGAAGTGTTTCCCTTTCAGACTTACGTGGAAGTGCTTCCTTGGAGCAACTATCCGATAACGTACTGGGTCTGGAACGCAATCAACAGGATGCTGCAACGGCTAATGAGACAACCCTACGGGTACTCAAGTGTAGACGTACAGGGAAGGTTGGTGTAGCAGATGTCCTGGTATACGGCACAGAAAAGGGCGTGTGCAAAGTCAAGCCCCCGGTTAGCCCATTCACCCCAGAACCAACCAACAATGGAGAAAAAGATGCCTTCTAAAGAAGAAGTCTACCGTCAAGTCCAAGAGCACCTTTCCAACCTTGTGGGTTGGGGCGGTCAGTATGCCGACAAGATCATTGCCGCTGGTGGCTGTGTCCGGGATTGCCAGATGAACCTGCCTGAGAAGGTCAAGGACATTGACATTTATGTTCAGGACCAGCCCATGGTGGTCTTCAACCTGCGCCAAGCCTTCAGCCCTAATAATGGCTGGCAGGGCAAGGCCCTAGTCCCTGAGAAGGGTTGCGCCTATCTGGACTTCCCTAATGTCTGTGCTATCTGGGAGTTTTGGAAGGAAGGCTATCTGCCTGTCCAGATCATTGTGGTTAAGGACTATCCCAGCCATGCCTATATTCTTCACCAGCACGACTTTGGCTTCTGCCAGATTGGCTGGACGCTGGGGGAACCCGCTTCGCTGTATACCGCAGAGTTCTTGATTGACCAGAATACCAAGACCTTCACCATCCGTCGCTGTGGGTCTACCAAGCAATACTGGCGTACCATTGACCGCTACCGCAGGCTGCTTGTGAAGTACCCTGGGTGGAAGCTGGATACCAGTAAGATTCCTGCGGAAGTTAAAGCTAACATTGAAGGGGACTAAATGCCTAAGCTATTTGACCTAGAGACCAATGGCCTTCTCCCAGATGTCTCTAAGATTCACTGCCTGGGCTTTAAAGACTTAGAGACAGGTGAGAAGGACCTGTCAGTAGCCGGCTCCTTGAACTGGGCTGGCCTTGACGCCACTAACCTCTTGATCGGCCACAATATCATTGGCTACGATCTTGAGGTTATGCGACTCTTGGCCCCCCAGGCTATGGACCTCCTGGCTGATATTGAAGTCTTTGACACCCAGATCGCAGCTAAGCTCCTTTGGCCTGACATCAAGGACTTGGACTTCGCTGGGCTCAAGACTGGCTCTAACTTCCCCAAGCACCTCATTGGTCGCCACTCGCTCAAAGCTTGGGGGTACCGCATGGGTATCCTCAAGGGGGAGATGCCAGAGACTAATGACTGGAAGGAGTACACCCCAGAGATGGGCCAGTATTGCTTACAGGACTTGGAGGTTACTGAAGCTTTGTACAGGAAAATCTTGGCTAAGGGTTTTGATCCTAGAGCAATGGCTGTTGAGATGAAGTTTGCCCAGGTGATGCGGATGCAAGAGACCTATGGGTTCCCCTTTGACCAAGCTGCTGCTGTCGAGTTATATGCGAAGATAACTCAAGAGAAGTTAGTGTTGGAGAGAAAGTTACAGTCGGTTATCCCAGGGTGGTGGGTGGAGACGAAGACCCCTGAGTATTACACCTATGATGGTGCTGTAGTTCGCCCCACCATTGGGGAGTTGCAGACTGTGGTCAAGTCAGCCTTCAAGCCGTTCAAGCGGGAGTTGGTTGTGCCTGGCCCCCTCAAGAAGAAGCACACCCCCTTCAACCCGGGCTCACACGACCATATCGCTCGCTATCTCATTGAGAAGCACGGATGGGTCCCTAGTGAGTATGGGAAGGATGGGAAGCCCTGTACCGATGAAGAGACCTTGGAGCCATTGCCCTACCCTGAGATACCCGAGTTCCTCCATTTCCTCATGCTCGGTAAGCGACTGGGGATGTTGGCTGAGGGCAAGGAAGCTTGGCTCAAGAATGTTTGGAAAGATGGACGAATGCATGGCTCAGTTAATACCATTGGTGCTGTGTCTACCAGAGTGACCCATGCCAGCCCTAATATGTCCCAAGTACCAGCAGTGGATAAACCCTATGGAAAAGAATGCAGAGCCCTGTTTACCGCAAGTAAGGGTCATGTCTTGGTTGGTGCTGATGCAAGCGGGATACAGTTGCGAGCATTGGCTCACTACCTCCACGGATTCGATGGGGGGGCCTACGTCAAAGCCGTTACACAAGGCGATATTCATAAGGTCAATCAGAACGCTGGAAGACTCTCGACTCGTGACAA